CAAAATCGTTTTTGATAGCATTATTGTGACGGATGGTGCGCCATATCTAACTCACGATTTGTCGAGAACCTGAAACATGACCACCAACTTTTTATTATGTAGAAGCTGCTCTATATATATATATATATATTGGATACACTGATAATTGAGAAAACATGGATACCATGCTGTCTCAATTCAAAACGCTGATCTATGCCAGGCTAACAACATCTGGGTCCTTTTTGAACTAACATAGCGAGAAATTAGGCCATTTCGCACTTACTGGAGCATGTATAAGTATACGACGACACCAAATGTGTCAAGTAGGGGCGATGGTTGATAAAATCGGCGACGGACCAGGATTTCGCCTCACGTGTTACCGGATATAATTTATGATTTTTCTCTTTCTTCTCTTCTTTCTCTCTTCTCTCTTTCCCCCTTTCTTATTGCAAAAGCTGACGCTTGGCTATCATATATTTTTGGTGCCACTTTCCCTTTGTTTCCTGTGGTATTTCGGAATCCATATGTCTCTCACACTGCTCCGGAGAATCGAAGAAAAAAGAAAGAGACTCTCTACCTAGCTCTCCCGTGGCTAACTTTATCTTATAATACAAATGTTCATATAGCGAGCCGATCTTGTGTTCACAATAGGTGCCGGTCACTGCATTCTTGATGGTGAAACCAGGAGTGTTAGACGAAGAGTAGATTCCAATCGTCCTCCCCCCTCTCTTGATCTTATGAAAGCTCTTATCTACGAGAGAATCGTTCCAGAGACGTCGCTTTTTAGCATTCGTATCACTTGCTAATTCATCGCTCTCTTCTTCATATTGATCCTGATACATATCTATCTCGCTTTCTTCATCATTAGCATATCCATAATCGTATTCGTCCTCGTTATCGTAACTCATGATACTACTACGTTATATATAGATAAATTCTTTAGATTGTTTATATATATGATTAAATTCTTGGACGATGAAGAGTTGCTCTATTCCTTAGATGAAACGAATAATAGTGGCTACATTCTTAATTATAGGATCAATACGGAGCTAGAAACACCTTTTTTAGAATGGTCGGTGAATGCCGAGAAAACAGATGAATTAGAAAGCGTTGAAAAACTTGATGGATATAAAGGATTCGTTGAAGTTAAGATAGATGACCAACAATATGTAGTGGCAATTGTAAATGCGGGACCCAATATTGGTAGCGGGGTTGTTACCGTGCCATATATCCTTGAGAACCCGGACCACAACTCAATATCCTATCATGCGTTGAATCAGAAGCCGATTCTTCAAACCATCTACAACGATGAAACCGGAGAAGCTTATCCATCACCTTTAACCATGTATCTATGTTCTCCAAGTGAACACCAAGTTTCAAAAGTTGAAGGGATTGGTATGGCATTCCTATTCTCCTTCGAGAACCATGGAGTTCACAATAACAAATATGCCGTATTCGTTGACGGGGCTCTCAACCTAGCTCATAAAGATAAGCCAATACAAGATGGTGAGGTTTCCAAAGATTATGATTGCATCCTATTTTACAAAGGGGAAGACAAATTTGTAGCAGTAAAGACAGTCGACCGATTTGCAAAAATAAAACGATAGCATAATGATTAGAAAGAACGAATAGAATTTCACCTATGACGGTCTTCTCGATTTTGTCTTTTGTAACGGTTTCTTTCCTTTTTCTTTTCTTTTCTTTACAGTTTGGCAACGCACCTGTCGCCCTCCTGATTGCATTTCTATTTTGTAAAATCTGTTCGATAACTCATATTTAAGGGGTGGTTTATCCGAACGGGAACGGTTCCATTTTCGAAATTCTGGATCTATATATTTTTCTCTCACAAGAACTAAGGTATTTTTTTTTTTGTTAAAACTTACAAAATTTACTAAATCATCCTGGTCGTCATCATTCTTAAAGATATAGTCGCTTGTTATTGCATTTTTGACAAATCTATTTTCTTCACTGCCTATACATCTCCCTAAAGTAAATTTGGTTCCGTCAATAAGATAAACACCATAAATGTCTTTATTATTATATTCGCTAGAGTATACATCCTTATCACGTTCTATTTTTTGATTAAGTTTCACAAAGGTATATTCTTTGGTTGTTTCCATAGAAAAGACAATTATATATAATATCTACATAAAAATAAAATGATATTATGACTTTTTATTCTTATTCAAATCGTCAAGGGTGTGCAAAAGCATTTCCATCCGTTACACATTATCCACGCTATATGTCTCCAAGAATTTGGCCAAGGCATCGGGATCTGTTTCATCCTTCATATTGTCATGAATTTCATGAGATAATGGATATCTCTCATGTAACTCAATAAATCCATCAATATATTGTTGTATACCAGCCGTCTTATCATGATAATCTTTCGATGCATGCATTGCATCTGTCTTTTCATTTTTGAGTCGGTCCAGCTCCTCCCGAATACGCTTTTGTTCTGATGCTGCCTTCACTTTCAATTCACTCTCCTTTTCTTTCAATCTCTCTTTTTGCACTTCAATCAATTCATCCTTGGCCGCGTCAATCTCTCCTTCAGGATCAAATTCTTCACTGGCGCCGTTAACCTCAACTACCATTTTGTGATATCGCGTCTTGTCAGCACTCACAATGACATTGCAAATATCGGGTTTGCGGACATCCTTGAAATCAGGATTATTTTTGAAATTATTTTCAAATTCCTTTACAATAGACGTGCTCAATAGGGGGCTCGTTTCCATCAAACGATCGAATTCTTGGCGATTGATCTTCAAGAAATGCTCGCACCGCATTCGCTCATCGGGCTTCTTCGCCAATTCAATGCGAATGTTACGCGCGAATTTGTCCCATGAAATAGAACTGACCCTATGTGCCTCATTCAGTTCAGAGATCTTCAAATACTGCTGCACCGTGGTAAGGATACCGATGAAGATATTGATGGACCCAATAGCCATAGGAGAATAAGACTGATAAGAAGTAGGTAAACTCGTTTGTGCAAAGGATGCGGTCCCACTAATGGTAGACAGGACAATTGCGGGAATGGTGAACCAGGCATGCATATAAGAATAAGATGCATGTGCCCTGTTATTGAGCCATTTATAACACTGCGCCACATCACACCATTCGACCAAAATCATCTCGTTCTCCTCAGTCCATTCGGTATGTTTGTTTTCATGACGCAGATTACTGATTGTTTCAACATTTTCCTCTCCAGCAGTTTTTGTAGTCTCATTCATATTCATTTATGAAGTATAGTTATATTATTATTACAGGAACTGGAGAACCTATAATTATAGATTGTTGGCCGATGGATCCTCTATGGTTGGACCATGGTCAGTATTACCCGATGCATCGATCTCGTAACGAATACCTGCAGATTCGGCCAGTTCCCGATACAACTGTTCGCATTCAGAATCTTCTAAAAGAGGTTCGACTGCAACTTCATCACCAATAATATAAAACCGATCCAGCTGTTTCTCTTCACTAATATCGTCGATAGAGAACGTCTTATTAATATGAATGTTCTCCTCGATCTCCTTATGAAAGTCCTGCATACGCAAAAAAAGTCGGTTCAATTGTCTCTTCTGTGAAATATGGAAGAAAGAGACATAGTTCATATAGAGCCGCACCTGTTCTCGCAACTGTTTGTTCTCATATTCCAGGGTATTTAAAAAATTGGAAATGGAGAACCCGATATGATGTGTGTCGTTATAATGTTCTATGTTCTCCGATTTAGAAACACTTTGTTCATACAGTTGATTGATTAAAAAGAGAATATTGGTGTGGATTTCGCGAACATCTTCGATCTTGTATTCCTGAAACGGGTCTAAATCTTTGTAGACAGGATACGTTTTGGTCTCCAGTTCGACTTGGAGAAGATCCGCACGGTTCTCCTTAATGTGTGACAGGATCAATTGATATAATTTATAATAATCACAATACATGCGATTGTTGGTTAAAGCCCGCGTTTTGTCGATATGATCCATCTCCAATTTGAACGTTTTATACTGAAAATAGAACGAATCGAGACAGAAGAGGAAGATTTTCTTACTATTTGTCTTGATCAATTCATTATAGACCGTTTTAAGCTGACCCAACTTTTCCAAAACGAATTGTTTTATTTTTGCAATCTCTATTTTAAGTGTGATGAGGTTCTCGAAATTCGATTTTAATTTATCAATATGAAAAGCGTGGAGATGGGACATATTGTATACCATGGTTAGATAAAAAATTGAATCCCAAAAAAGAAACTTGACAACATGACAAAAGAAAAGCTTTTATAAGAGTAACATGTCCATTCAACGCCATACCGTAGCTACTAATATCCCGCTTCTAGCCGCGTTGGTGGCAGAAGGTTTTGGTATCCTAACCATTAAAACTGAGCCAGTGCCGGCTACCAGAACACCTTGCTTCCTTCTGTTCTCACTCGATACGACAGGGTCTATGGATGAAGGAACCGGCGCCCAAGGAGTATCCAAGTTGGACTATGTAAAGTCCACTTTTCGAAACATGTTGCGCTACCTAGCGACATTATCGGAGACAAGTGAAATATATATTAAAGTGAATCGATTTGACTATGACGTGGCGACCGTGATCGATTTGGTTCGCGTTACAAATGCAAACGTAAACGTGCTAATCGAACGTATTCAACAGCTAAGCGCAGATGGTCTTACAGCGTTGGACAAGCCATTGCAATTAGCTGCTGCAACAATAAGTGAATATGCAACGTCGAATCCAACCCATACTGCGGTGCACATTTTCATGACAGACGGGACGCCGACGGCTGGCGAATCACGAACTGCCAATCTTGTCCAACTAGTAGATGACCATTTTATCAATGTGTTCGTCGGATATGGCTCGAATCACAATGCGGATTTGATGCGACAATGCAGCGCCAAGGAGAAGGCGAGCTATTTGTTCATCGACAATGCAGAAGATACATCTCTCTTCTATGGCGAAGCGCTGCATCAGATACTGTATCCAGCTATTTCGAATGTGACGATTAGGGCCACAAGTAGTGACGGAGGAGCTAGCAGCAGTGAAGGCGAAGGTCAAATCTATAATTGGAAGACGAATACATGGTCCAATGAGCTACGCGAAGATGTGATTATCGGTGATTGCACCAAGACGTATCATGTAAAGAGTAATCCGAACGCTCTTCTTACATTTGAACTGCATGGTATCGATCATACACGTGATCCAATCCCTCAAGAACCAGGCTTTATTGAAGAGATCGACGAAGTGCCTCACTTAATTGATACGGAATCAGGAGAACCAGAGACGGTCGACTTGACCAACTACATGTTCAGGCAACTTGTCCTAGAAAAATTGTTCAAAGCTACCAGTTACTCTACCCTAACTGGTCAAGAAAAGCGGATATATAGAGAAAGTTTGGAAGAACTGTTCCGGGTGATGAGACGGTCCATGCGCGAACGAGGACTAGATGACGATCCATTCATGTTGCGACTGTGTGATGACATCAAGGTGACGCACTCGACCTTGAATAGTCAAGTCGGTCTGATGTATACGATGGCGAGACAGTCGTCACAAGGTCGCCAACAGTTGTTTTCGCCGAGCAACAGACCTGTAGACGCAGACGAAGAAGAGAGAACATTGACCAGAGCTGGTCCAGCGAGATATGGAAGGATGTTTGACGATGACGATGATGAGCGAGCCCAACCTACCTACCTAACAAATGCACCAAACCAACAAAACAGAGCTGATCCTTCCAACCATTCCGACCATTCCTTCCGTTCCGATGCTACGACAGAAGTGCCAGAAGGGTTTGTTGTCGAAGACGAACTGGCTCATTTTGTGACGGAGGAGAGGGACCAATCTTGCTACGCCACACCAGCTATTCTCGATACTGTTAGACAATTAAGCCAACCGTAGACAATGAATTACAACGTTTCCGATAAATCAATTAAAAAGGCAAACACCTATGGTGGTTTGTCCATCGGTGTAAAATCATATATATATATATATTAATAATAATAATGGACTTTAGTAAAACTCAAATCATTATTGGAATTGTAATAATCATAGCGATATTACTAGGTGTCCTTTTTTTTCTGAAGAAGAAAGAGAGTGAAGGGTTTTCTCCATTACCTACTACAACAACAACTTTAGCAAGTAATGATTATAATATGTATCATGTTTTATATGTAAAAGAATATCCAACAAGTAGTTATAACAACGTGTATGATGAGATATATAATAATTACGACAAATTCATGAACAATCTAAACATTCATAAAGATCGCTTAACTGCATTTAAGACAAAAACAACAGCTACTTTAACAAAATATATAGAAAATCCAAGAGGAGCATTATCAGAACTACAATCAAATTTTATGACAATCAATTCTGACAGCGGGAAAATACAAGATTCATGTTTGTTATCCACAGGTAAACCGGCTCAAGTAGCTGATTGGAACAAGTATGTAAATAAATTATTTACTGAGCCATTATTCTTAAGTTACATTATTAATAACGATAAGAGTAAGGTTTATATTTTTATAAGTGATTCAGGATTCAATACCATATTATACGATAAAACAATGAACGATGCTAACAAAATTCTTAGATTAGCCGATTATCTAAACCAAACTATTCCTGGAGCGTTTATCGAATTATCCACAGATCATAAGGATGCAGTTAAAGATATATTCCAAAAATATTTAATAAATATTAAAAACAACGTAATATCAAATATATTAACAAGCACGAATACAAATAGTAATGTGACTTTTAGTATGTTTTCCGACGAAACAACTAACAAATTTAAATTAACTGAAGTATATGATTTAAGTTTTCTAAAAATTATTACAGCAAAAGACTCCATTGATAACATAGTTAAAAACTTGCAAAACTATGCATATGCTAAAATAGTTCCAGTAATAACGGCAGAGCCAGTAACTACATCAGCGCCAACTACAGCGCCAATAACGAGCCCGCCACCAACTACAACAATTGCTACCGGAAACTATACGACGAAAATAGAAGGATCCAATACTGTGTATACATTTACTGCAGGAAGCGGAAGCCTTACGTTTCCACAAAACGCAAAAGCGTCTGTGTTAATAGTGGGAGGCGGTGGAGGTGGAGGACGCAGCGAAAACGTTCATGAAGATGCTGGAGCTGGAGGTGGAGGTGGGGGTAGTGTTGGATACGGAACATTATTGTTTATAGGATCAACTTCTTATAATATTGAAGTAGGCAGTGGAGGTAAAGGAATAAACAATTCTAAATCAGTATCAGGTTCTAAATCTACTATTACAGGAGGGATTATAAAAGAATATGCGCCTGGAGGTGGATATGGTGGTAGCAATGTAAATAATAACCAAGGTTCAGGAAGCGGCGGATCGTCTGGCGGAGGAGGCGCTGCCTGGGGAAATAACCGTATTGGAGGATCAAATAAAGGAACAGGTGCCGCTACAATGACATATTTAGCAGGCGATGCTGTGGCAGGAAAACGGGACGGTGGTGGTGGTGGTGGTGGTGGTGCAGGAGGCGAAGGAGCAGGACAAAAAGATGGTCTTGGTGGTGCAGGCGGTGCAGGTTATACTTGGACAGCCGTGTCCCCTTCTATTATCGTAGGTTGTGGTGGCGGAGGTGGAAGTAATAAAAGTAAGACTACCGGTGGAAAAGGCGGTAGTTCTATTGGTGGTAACGGAGGAGGTTCTAATAACAAAGACGGAACAAACGCAGTTGCGAATACAGGAAGTGGAGGAGGAGGAGCAGGAGCTCTAAAAGGGAGTGGAGGCAGCGGTTCTGGGGGTGTAATTATTATATCTGTTCCAACATCTGTTACGAAAGCGCCAATCTCAACAAGTGTTCCCTACCCAGCAACCTGTTCAGGACAAGGCTGGATGGATGTTAATCCAGCAGCAAACGGAAGAACCTTTTCATGTAGTTCGACGAATCCAGGTATATACAATGCTACAGGGCAATATTGTCCAGGAGATTTGAAAGCTAACAAAGAAAATGGGCTTTGTATGCCAGCAACGCAATCTACTTTTACAGCAACAGCGCAAGTATTGCAAGGAAACACAATGGTTGGAAACACAATGGTTGGAAATACGTATTCAAAATAATATTTTATAATATATATATCTATAATATAGTATAAAATGAAATTTAGTAGAACGCAAATGGTTATTGGATTAATAATCTTAATTGGTATATTAGTAGGCATACTTTGGTTCATGAACAGGCCGGTAAAAGAATCAGAATCATTTACATCATTATCTAACAAAACAACACCATTCGATACATCAACCAGTTTATTCTATCTATTATATAAAAAATACCCAGCAGCATCATCAACGAATATATATGATGATTTAATGAATAATTTCGATTCCTATATGAAAAATATTGATGATGTTCATATGGAGCGATATAAAATCTTTAAGAGAGATGTTGCAACTTGCATAGAAGATTATAAAGATCGTAATAATAAGAATAATGCAGTGACCGAGTTTAAAGAACTTTATAAAACAATCAATACTGACACAAAAAGAATAGTAGATTCATGTAAAGGAGAAAAAATTGCTACTACGAAGGATTGGAATAAGTATGTAAATAGTATGTTTACGAATCCTGATTTTTTAAATCATATATTTAATGGAGACATATATGAAAATTCACGTAATATTTATATATCAGATTTTGGATTCAACAACATATTATACATACAACCATTAGTGATTCAAAGAAAATTATTCAATTGGCTAACTACATAGACGCCAACGTCCCTGGTGCGTTTGTTCCGGTAACCCAAGTTCAAAAAGAAACGATAGAAATAGCATTTCACAGCTTTGTTCCAAAAAATAATAAAAGTCTGAAAATTAGTTCAATTTTGGATGCAAAATTAATATCGGAAATATATGATTTAAAATTTCTTACAATTATTACTTCAGATGAACCATTGGAAACCATAGTGGATAAAATAAACCGATATTTTTCTAATGCCAAGAGATTGATAACTGTAAATACAATGATGCAAGGAAATGTAATGATGGAAGGAAATACAATGGTGCAAGGAAATGTTATGATGGGAGGAAATGTTATGATGCAAGGAAATGTATTGACCATGGGAAATACATTGATGCAAGGAAATACAATGGTGCAAGGAAATGTTATGGTGCAAGGAAACAAATTAGTAGGAAATATATAGACGAGCAATACATAAAAAGATAAATCATTTCATAACAAAGTATATAAAAACTAAAAAATACCACAATATAATGGCAACTACATATCCACCAAATTTCAAATCTGTGGTCTCCGATTTTATAAATGACTTATCAACGACGTTTCCAGAATATTCCTACCTTTGGTCGAAGTGGGCGAAACCAGACATTACAGATATCGAACTGCAATATTTATATGATTACTGCATGACCGTTTACCCAGAGCGTTTCTTCGATATATTAAATCAAAACAAGGATATGTTCGACGTCACATGTGATATTAACACCGTGTTCCTACCTAATGTCGACTTCAAGTTGCTATTTCATTGCAGAGACATTACCGAGAACACGATCACTGCATTATGGAAGTATCTTCAACTCATGTTATTCACCATTGTAGGTGGAGTAAAAGACAAGGCAAATTTCGGAGACACCATGAATATGTTCGAGAACATTGATCAAGAAGAATTTCAAAACAAACTAAACGAGACAATGAAGAATATGTCCGATTTTTTCTCAAATATGACCAAGGAAACCGAGAAAGAAGAAGAAAGTAATGAAAATAATGGTGCTAGTAACACAGGAACTAGAGAAGTGCCGAATCCAGAGGAAATGAAGGATCATTTGAAGGGACTATTCGATGGCAAGATAGGAAAGCTAGCTCAGGAAATGGCAGAAGATATTTCCGAGGACTTTGCCAGCATGTTAAATATAGATCCCAGCAAGATTAACAGCACCGAAGACGTGATGAAGGAACTGATGAAGAACCCAGCAAAGATGATGGATTTGATGAAAAAGGTGGGCGGGAAGCTAGACGAGAAAATGCGAAACGGGGATATTTCCAAGGACGAGATCATGAAGGAGGCAGGTGAACTCATGAATAAGATGAAAGGAATGGGCAACGCGAGTGCAGGCGCAGGTGCAGGTGGCGATGCGTTCTCCGAAATGTTCAAAAATATGACCAAGGCAATGGGAAACCAAAAAGGTGCACGTATGGATACAAACGCCATTGATCGCATGACCAAGCAACAAGCGATGAAGGAGAAGATGTTGGCAAAATTGAGAGCAAAACAAGAGCAAAAAGAAAAAGAAAAGCCTGTCTATTCTTTAGAGTCAAAGTCCGAGAATGAAATGGTGTTTCGTTTAGAAGGTGAAGCTGCACAAGAGAAATCTTATATCCATCCTGATATTTTAAAGGAGATGGCGAAGGAAGAAGAGAAGGAGAAGGATACAAAGAAAAAGACGAAATCGGGCCAAAAGAAAAAGAAATAAGGACAAAAAGAAAAAGAAAGGAAAAGTTGGCCAAAAGAAAAAGAAAGGAAAGTTGGCCAAAAGAAAAAGAAGGGAAAAATTGGAAAAAAGAGGAAGAAATAAGAAATAAGATTAGAAAGTTAGGAGTTAGACCCTAAAAGTTGAAATAAAATATATCCAGTATATAAAAAGAATGTCAAATTACGTAGTTGCCATTCCTTCTTATCAACGTCAAGAAGTATTGATCAAAAAATCACTTCAAACATTAAAAAAAGGCGGAGTAGACCCCAAAAAAATACACATATTTGTAGCGAACAAGGAGGAATATGAAACGTATGAAAAAGAAGTGCCGAAAGAGTTATACGGAAAATTGATAACAGGAAAACTAGGTATCACCGAACAGCGTAAATATATTACAAAGTATTTTCCAGAAGGCACTCATATTGTTTCGATAGACGATGACGTAGAAGGATTATTTAGGTCGAAAGGGACTACCAAATTAGTAGAGATTAAAAAGGTAGATACTTTTTTCAAAGATGCGTTTGATACCCTGAAAAAGGAGAACCTCTATATATGGGGTATTTATCCAGTAAGTAATCCGTTTTTCATGAAAGATAAAGTGACAACAGAATTGAAGTTTATCATAGGAACATTATTCGGTTATATAAATCGCCATGATAAGACATTGCAGCCATCGAGTAGTATAAAAGAAAAAGAGGATTATGAAATGAGTATCTTGTATTTCTTGAAGGATGGGGGTGTATTACGTTATAATAATGTAACTATTAAAACGAAATTTCACGCAGCGGGTGGACTTGGAAAAACGGAGGGAAGATTTGAAGCGAATAAAGACGCTGCTGAATATTTATCTAAAAAATACCCTGAATTAGTATCAGTATTTAAACGGAAGAATGGTATGTCTGAGGTGAAACTGAGACGAGGAACAAAAAAAGAGTGCGTCAAAAAAAATAAAACACAGAAAAAGAAAGCGAAACAATAAGGCAACCACTCTTTTTTGTAGACTTAGTTCATAAACTTGTTTTTAAGTTCATAAACTTGTTGTTTAAGTTCATATATTTTTTGTTGTTTTAGTTCAGCCACTTGTTGTTTAAGTTCATATATTTTTTGTTGTTTTAGTTCAGCCACTTGTTGTTTTAGTTCAGCCACTATTTGTTTTAGTTCAGATATCTCTTTTTTGTTGTTTTAGTTCAGCCACTTGTAGACTTAGTTCATATATTTTTTGTTTTTTAAGTTCATAAACTTGTTTTTAAGTTCATATATTTTTTTGTTGTTTTAGTTCAGCCACTTGTTGTTTTAGTTCAGCCACTATTTGTTTTAGTTCAGATATCTCTTTTGGCAATCCGGAAGCCTGTATTTGTTCTAACCCTAAACCGGAAGCCTGTATCTGTTGTTGTTGTAATGGTAAACCGGCAGCCTGTATCTGTTGTTGTAATGGTAAACCGGAAGCCTGTATCTGTTGTTGTAATGGTAAACCGGAAGCCTGTATTTGTTGTGGTAATGGTAAACTGGAAGCCTGTATTTGTTGTAATGGTAATCCGGAAGCCTGTATTTGTTGTAATGGTAATCCGGAAGCCTGTATTTGTTGTAATGGTAATCCGGAAGCCTGCATTTGTTCTAACCCTAATCCGGAAGTCTGTTGTAATTCAGAAACAGGTAATGGTAGTTCAGACACAGGCACCGGTTCTGCAGGTAATGCAGCGACTACAGGTGGCGTCTCTTCAGGAATAGCTATATGATCCCCAGTTTCGAGATCAATAGGCATGAAAATAGGCGGATTAATAGTCATTTTAAGCATAAGTGAAATGATACCTGAAATATAACAATGTGGAGTTTGAACCCCCATAGGCGCGACAAAACCAATTGCCAAATTAGCAATATTATTGCAGGTAAAATGTGGTGTCATTAAATTACACCAAACGAATTGTTGATAGAATTCAACAAGAGCGTCTTTATCTTTTACAGTTCGGTGCATGGTCTGTATAGAATCATACACCATACGTTTAAACGAATATACAAAAATCTTCTCCATTTCGGATCGCCAACTTTCTTTAAATAAACCGACAACCTCTTTCTTCGCTCCAAACCAAGAAGTAGTAGTAGTAGCAGGAGCAGTAGTAGTAGTAGGAGTAGCAGCAGGAGTCGTAGTAGTTGATGTAAACCATCCGCTAAAAGGGTTCCACCCACCCTGTTGATACATCATTTTTTGTCCATAACCAACCTCATATAAATAATTAAACATATCCTTCAATGTTCTCATAGTATTCGCCTGAAACTCGGGTCGGCTAGCAATAAATGCATCAATCTGAGCGGTGCTATCAGAAGGATCATGATTATCAACTGTAAATAAATTTGTGAAAGAGAGGGTCAATAATTTTTCTCGAATATAAATTGTATTTACAGCGGGACCAGATTCCGGAGGTATATCTATGACTATCTTAGGAATAATATTATTACTATTGATACCTCTTTTTTGTTCAAAATACATAATGGCCAATGCTAAGAAACGTTTCTGCTCAATGAGTCGATCTTTATCTTTCTCATAGTCAGTATTGTTCATCAAATTAGTAGTATCTATATATTTCGAAAGTTTTCGATAAATAGGATTGATGAGAAGGGTGCCTTTACCAAAGACATTACGTATCCATCCACCACCCGTCATTTTTCTCGTTTTTTTATTACAAAGACGGCGACTTCTTCTGCCGTTCGCCAACCTCTTCTTCGCTTCTATTTTTGTCGAACGTTTAGCGACGTTCTCTTTTCTTTTGCGACGGGTCGCCCCGCCCTTTTGTTTAGCCGCCTCAGCATCCTCCTTTGCTTCTTCTTCTTTATCCTTGTTCTGTTCATTGACCAACGCCTTTTCAATAGCCTCGGTTTTTTGAGATAAAGGTGTTGAATCATCAATCGTCTTACTCTTTGTTATGGTATCAATGAGAGAACTGAGTCCAGCAGAAAGTTTCTTTAATTTTTCGCCCACCTTTTCAGCTCCTTTTTTTGTCTTTTCTTTAGCCTTGCTATATGTATGAGCAACAAGTTTAGCAGCAGCAATATATGCATCAATAACGTCTTTTCTAATAATTTTATCTAATTGCTTCTGAAAGGTAATAGTTCCATTAAATGTCTTCGTTTCCAAAGCCTGTGCCAATATGGAGAAGGTGGTATAGATCAAACTTATTCGCATCACCATAAAAGCCTTTTTCATGATGAATTTGTGCATCTGCAGAAAGAAATAAATACTTTTTTCAGTAAAAGGAACATCCTTCTGATCGTTCAATTTATAAAATTCGGGTTTGATTTCAGTAATACGATCATCTCCTACTGGATAAGAATAAACGGTAAACTCGGGACCGCTGAGAGGAGGCGGGAGAGTCACTGTGGACGTGACCGAATCCTTATTTTTATCTTTATATTCGATCCAGTAATAGACGATTTTGTCATCCCCTGCCTTGTGACCAATACGCTTGGTAATAATAGCTTCCTTCTCTTCAGTAGCATCTTTTTTCGCTTTTTTGAAGGATACCATGACCTTTGCACCAGGAGTATAACCAGAAGGGTTCTCTTCAGTAATACTATTGATAGCAGGGCTTCTTATAGCTATGGCATAATCAGTTTCAGATAGGATGTTATTACTGAGTATATAATCAGGCCTAATAAATTTGATAAAGATATGATTTCTAAACAAAAGTCGATCGACATCGCCATCATTAAATACACCAGGATTGGCTAAACGTTGTAAGCCAAATTTGGCCTTTCTCATTATATCCGTAAAATTATTACTATAGTTTGTATGCCCCTTTGGAGCTTCCTGTTCAGCGGATTCAGCAATAAGTGGGAACAATTCATTTGTTTCATCAATAACTATATCTGTAACCTCATCATCATTATTATTATTCATTATATATATAATCTCTAGAAAAAAATACGCTACAACAACAGGACAATCTATTTACATTCTTTTTATACTTGTGAGAACAACCGACACATATTTTCAGCTTCTAAATTGACAGCTGGTTCCGAAAAGAGTCTCATGATCATTTCATCATCGCGAAATCGAATGGTGTATTGTTGCTGCACATGGTTTCTGCCAATGCGTCCCATTGCCTGTAGTGTCTTTTGTTGTGTCATATTGGTCAAATCTTTTCCTACAATACCGTGGCAAAACTGATAATTGGTTCCGTAAATATAATCGGTAGACGCGATGATGATGAAGAGACGCTGTTCATCAGCCAGCTGTTTCATAATTTCCATATACTGTAAATTGGAATCCAGGAACATTCCTATACCCAAGAGGAGGAGAACCTTGAGATGATTGTCGATCTCCAATAACATGATTGTTTTGGCCATATCTTCGCCGATAGATGCGACGAAGCAATCTTGGTTTACCGTAACCGTAGAGCCGCTGCAATCAGAGGTTTCCGCTGTTTCTGCAGCAGGGCACCATATCTGTTGATGTTGACGCGTATTAGGTATATATTTCGGATCTAGCGCTACCAATTTGATTTCTTTGCGTAGACGGTTAATCCTATCGACCATGGCTTGTGATTCCTTGCTGATACGCTCGCTACTTTTGACCTTTACTTTATCATTGCCTTCACTAGTTGAAGAACCACCTTGCCCTTTCGATTCTTTTTCTTCAATATCCCTTTCTAAACGCTCAATCTCTCGAATCACCTCATCGTTCTTCGCGATCTTTGCTAAAATGGTTTGGAATACAGCAGGAGGGATGTTTGATTGTTGTATGTAAAACGTCCCGATCTTCATGACATCATTGGCCAAGAAGATGGTAGGACCGTCAGTCAAAGTATGTGCATCGGAAGTGGTAAATGAGATACCCGAACTAGCGCTACTACTACCAGTCGTAGTAGTCTTAGCAAATTTCTTCTTCCTATTCATCATCATATACTTATAAATGGTCGGCCAATGTTGGCTCTTCAAATGAGTCAATACATCTAAATAATACTCCTTCAAACTGCTCATCGTAATGTTTGCGATTCCTAAAGCAAAATACTGATCGATCATGTAGGCCTCTTCGATCATATTTTGCGTATCTAAAAACTCGACAAACTGAATGATCTCAGTAAGGTCGAAATAACGCAACAACGTCTTGTGTGTTCGACAATAGTTTACACACGCCACAAGATCGTCGTATTCAGGAAATAGATAATGCGGGAGGACACATTCGCCCGACTTATTCAAGATAGGAATGGACTTTTTGCAGTCAAAGCTGCTGATCGTGTGGATCTCGGCCAAGCCGAACTTGTCTTTAAAATCGGTAAACACCGGTTGCAATTCTAGTTCGGTTGGCAAGGTGGCACAAGAGAGGATCACCGTAGGGATCTGATTGTTTAGCCAATTACGATGAATGGTCTCATGTAGAGGATGATCTTCATAATCCATCGTGATTGTCGGTTCATCCCAATAGGTGATGATCGATTCAACAGGATTGAACGCCATCATGTAGTGCATCGCTGTAAGATAGGACTGCACGTCGCAAATCATGATTTCGACGTTGTCACCGACACTATTGTTTACTTTACCGATCCCACCAGATCTTTTATTCACCGTGTAATCTAATGCAGAGAAATAGTGAAGACGAATATCGGATGCAGTGGTGCAGCCAAATGCAAACGCCACCTTCTTCTCCATGGAGATGGCCGCCTTGGCCAACGCAAGACCAATATGTCGAGCTACGCAAACGAAGATGATTCGATGCTTTCCAGCGAGGGCGATAGGGGACAGCGTTTTTCCAGTGCCGGTGGGTGGGGTATATAGGATGAGCTTGGGAACATCTGCCTTTTCTTTGCAAAGATAGAAGAGCTCCTTTTGATGGGAGAAGAGAACCCGGTCCTCGAACTTTAACAAATACGGATTGCGCTCTATGAACTCGTAGGCGTTACCGATAATTTCACTCGGCTCTGTTTGTTCATTAGCAAAGTCAATGACGGAATCGATAAAGTGGAGGAGGTAGCTATTCTGATCGGCAATACTACTCTTTTTTAGCTGGATAAGGGTATACAAATATCGTGCATACTTATCGTTGTCTTTGCTCAGTAATTTCATGAGCTCTTTGGCCAAATCTAGCAGCAGAAACTCGAAGATGTGAGATGTATTTTGACTGATGGTCGCGTCGGTATTCTGAATACGGATCAAATCCGCGCCTTTCATAGGCTTGACGTCGCTACCACTGCCCTTAGGTCTCGCCTTTGTGCTGCCAAATTTGTATTGCTCTATCAACTTGTTAACGGTAGACTCGAAATACTTGGTATACAAATAATATTCTACATCGGGACTTTGTTCCACCTTGGTAAACGAATATAGCGATTGTGCTGCGTTCGTTTTGATATTTAAATGATCATATCCTTTGATAATCATGGATAAGATCTTCTTTTCTGATTCGGGAACAGGGACCTCAATGGTCTCCCACTCCGAGCGCGACAACTTTTGTTGAGTTACGTCCATTCCTGTTATTTGTGAACAGGAGAACCTTACTCTCCTTTTTTTCAATTTTTCGACACGTAAAAAAATATATAATAGTGTAAGGCATTTATCGGTTATCGGTATCTTTTGATTTTGTTTTAAGTTCATCTTGTTTAATCATCACGTATTGTCCACAAGGACCGCAGTGATCTTCGTTTGAATAATCGATTTTATAATTTGTTTTCGTATTACATTCCTCTACTCCCCACCTGCCTACAGGTTTTACTACCTTTTTGGGGAACCATCTTTTGATAACAGATACAAAATACTTCATTGTTTCTATTCGTAAACAAATGAAGTTTTTCTTTTTCAATTTTTCTAAGTTTGGACACCAGAGTTATCGTTGTAATATTTTTTTCCTAGATAGTATTCAGTACCTACCAAATTATCGTTTGAAATAAATATTTCACCAGTATTGGAGAGATATACATATGTAAAAATAGCACCATCGGGACCCGCTCGTTCGAATGTTTTAGATTGTAGCGACCAACTTTTATCTAGAAGTCCATCCACAACATGTTTCCAAGTAATCATTATTATATATATATAATAATAATAAATATTTATATATTTTTTCTGTATATTTTTTGAGAACACGGTCAGGGACGCCACCTAAGATCCGCTTATATTCATTGATTGCCTGCTGTGCGCATCAAGACTATGTTCTGTTAATAAATTTATCTACCGTAATATGTAGAATTTGAAACCAATTTAGTTTTTCATCATCACTAGCAACAACACTACCATCCTCATCATTATCACTACCATCATCCTCATTATCACTACTCTCATCATCATTATCACTACCCTCATCATTATCACTACCATCATCCTCATCATTATCCTCCTCATCATTATCGCTACCATCATCCTCATCATTATCCTCCTCATCATTATCACTACTCTCATCATTATCACTACTCTCATCATCATCACTACCATCCTCATCATCATCATCGACCGATCCATCTTGATAAAACTCATCCTCATTTCGCGATGCAAAATAGCCCATAATGTCATCTAGAAGACCCTCAGGACAATCGCGCGTGGGTATAAGAATATCCTCATCATCCGTAGTAACATGAGCAAAAGGCGAGAATTCCCAATCCACTAATATCTTCCAACGTTCTCCATATCCCCGATTCTTTTTCGAACCATGATAATAATGACGGATCACACCAGGAACATAGCCCACCCTCAACCGTTTGACCCGGTTTTGAAACGCAAGAATAGACTCTTTGTAATCATCGGTCGACTCAGGATTAACCGCAGTCGCCCCCTTTTGAATGAAAGACAAAGCCATTATATGGTCACCAGAACCAAGAATGGCTCGTTCAAAGAGTCCACCCATCGTATCATACGCCTTCCTAGTGCATGCCCAACCATACCCTGGATGCCAAAAATCTTTGGATTTACCTGAAAAATAAGGACGCCCTTTCACAAATTGATGTCCAAAACTACTAAAGATTTGCATGGTGTCTTCATCTTTATTCATGTCAATGCAGTGGCTGAATACCTGCACCACATCCTTCGTGCCATTGAGAACCTTTAATGTATCCAGTGCCCAACTTGGACTATCAAATTCGACATCAGAATCGATCCAGGCCATGGCCTTCCAATTTGGCGGGAGGAGACGACGGACGCCTAAATTCACCATGTTCTCCTTGTGCCAAAGGGGAACCTCAGTGCGGATCTGCAAGTGCCTCTTATTGGTTGCCGACGTGATAATAAACTTCTGATTCTTGTAGGCCAATTCGACAACGTAAATGGCTACATTGGTTTCTTCTAATTCCATTCGCTGAATAAACTCTTTAATCAGGATATACCGACGCGCATAAAGACAAGGATTGGAAATAGTCAAAATGACATGAAGGGTGTCGTCTATCGGTTCATTATTATGAATCGCCTCTTTAATCACATTTCGTTTATATTGAATATCGTCAATTTCAATGTCATTAATTACGGTCATCGAATATGATAATTGTATTGCATATCTTTTATATTTGTTTCGTCAAAAAGAAGAATAAATACTATAATGGTATACTAATCTAAATTATGTTCGCGGGATTTTTTGAAAAAGAGTATAAAAAGGTAGGATTTGAAGATGTGCAAATAGCCATAAAAGATACACAAGAATATATTATTATTAATACGTTACCAGTAACAGAACAAGAATGTTTGATAAAATCCACCACTGCATATCACTTAGAAGAGCAATTGGTTAATTCACTACTACATCAATATAATGCGCTAACCGAACTGATATTTATCGTGTATGGCAGAAATGGAACAGATGAAACCGCGCTATCGAAATGTAAACAATTAAGTCATCTGGGATTTAAAAACGTATATATATATATTGGTGGGCTATTCGAATGGCTCCTCTTACAAGATATTTATGGAGCGGATGAATTTCCTACTACCAAAAAGGTATTGGATATATTGGCGTTTAAACCGAAAAAACAACTGTTTCAAAAAAGATAAAGAGAACACGGGTTTACTGCACAAGGGTCCAATAAAGACGAATATCAGGTCCAACAAAGACGAATATCAGGTCCAACAAAGACGAATATTAGGTCCAAAAAAGATTAAGAGAAGACGAATATCAGGTCCTAAAAAATTGAATTCTAAAATGACTGACACAATAAGTAGCAAAAAAATCGCTGACCATGTCAAACACTACTATCGATACCCACGTGATCAACGTTATCAATTTTGAGAACCCCTATATTCGCTACAAGAAGTTGGAGCGACCCTTGATCGTGTCTCTCGAGGGAAATATCGGCGCAGGAAAAAGCACGTTGCTCGAATCCCTAAAGGGCGAATTCGATCCCACAATCCTAATACTACAGGAGCCGGTCGATATATGGACATCCATTCGCGATCCAGCAACCGACGAGACAGTGATCCAATGTTTCTATAGAGATCCGGCCAAATATGCATTTTCATTTCAAGTATTGGCCTATGCAACGCGACTCTCCCTATTGAGGAAGATGATAGCGGACCATCCCGAATGCAGGATGATTATTTGCGAGCGTTCACTCGATGCAGACAAACACATATTCGCGAAGATGCTGCATGAAGATGGTATGATCGACGAAGTTCAATATAAAATTTACGAAACCTTCTTCAATGAATTTTCGGCGTCCTTTGCTTTAGACGGAATCATTTATTTGGATGTAGATCCGACTATCTGTCATGAACGCGTAGCCATACGGAACAGGGATGGCGAAGAAGGGATCTCTTTAGACTATTTATATCGCTGCAGGGAGTTTCACGAAGGATGGCTCGCACAAAATTCGCTGGCCCTAAAACTACAAAATATGGAGACAGCAGAATCAAAGAGGTTGATTAAGCAATATATGATCGACCTACTGAAGCCTTATATTTAGGGATATGCGTCCGCGTTCTATTGACTTGTTCAAAAATTGGAGTATAATATTATTGGTCACGTTACCGAAAAAGGAAAGTTCTCTTTCTGCTCTTTTCTTTTTCTTTTTTCCTTTTTACTTTTTATCTTTTGTATATATAATGCCTCGTGGTAGAACGATTAAAGCACCCTGCAAAGGACGTAAGAGTCGATCGTGCAAAACCGCAAAGAAGACCTGTAAGTGGGCAAGTGGATCACAGCGTAGCTTTTGCAGAAAGAGCAGGAATGCGCATAAGATGGTGGGAGGTGGAAAATACAAAGAAACAACAGGACCAAGATATAATACAGGAAGAAAAGTGGTACACAACCTTACAGAAGCAGAAAAATTAGCTATATCAAGGGGACAGTAAAGAAGAGAAAATGGCTTTGTCACGCTATCCTTCCTAATTGATACGAGCAATTTCTTAATTTCCTTTGGCTTAGACATTATATCTACAAATTATATATAATGCCTCGAGGAAGAACAATTAAAGCGCCCTGCAAAGGACGTAAGAGTCGATCGTGTAGAACTGCGAAGAAGACCTGTAAGTGGGCAAGTGGATCACAGCGTAGCTTCTGTCGAAAGAGCAGAAACACGCATAATATGACAGCGAGAACCGAGAAGAGAAGAGAAGGAAATGAGAATAAGATGGCATCAGAAAAGGGTAGAGAATTATTCACAAATAAGATGAAGGGTGGATGAGGAGGAGCAACGAGAGATCCATTCGTCTAGTAATACATTACTTCTTTTTTTCTTTATGTAATATAGTCATGGATTTCTTCAAATATATCAATATACCCGTTTTTGTAGTGAGTCTTATTTTAGGAATGATGGCGATGTATATTACATTGCCGGAGACACGTAAAATATATGTATTCCCTACACCCGAGAACATAGATGTTCTCCAATACCGAGACAAAACCGGCACCTGCTTTTCTTTTAAGCAAAAAGAAGTGGATTGTCCAAAGTCAGAGAGCGATATATCGACCATACAGCCTCAAGGATAAGCAAATAAAACATTATTTTTTATTAGTATATATATAGTAGATATGATTCCAGAGTTCGAAGATGACAGAGACGATCATACTGGCGAACAATATAACAGAGTAGAGTTTGTGAAATTTATTCAACGAAATAAAACGATTTTAAATAAACTACTAACTAACGTCGCTAATTTTACTGGCGTAAAGAAAGACGACGTAATAGAAGGATACAAGTTTATTAGAGATTTTAATCTTGGTGATGATGCAAATAGATATTCTTTGATGTATGAGAGTTTAAGTGAATTTGATGATGATGATGTAACCCCAACCGGTGACATTGTAAAAGAGTTTAAAAAATGGCTGAAGTTAGATGTGATACAGGAACAGCTTCAAGATAAACTTGTCGGTGGAGGAAGAAATACAAAGACAAAAGGTAAACGAACGAAAGCAAAAACGAGGACAACAAAAACAAAAACGAGAATTATAAAAACGAGAACAAAAAGGAAAGAAAAAATGTAGCATAGTATATATTATAATGAATTTAGATCGATTGCTTTACACACCTACTGGGCAAATAATATTATCTATTATCTTAGGCCTGGGTTTAGCAACATTGTTTCGCAAAGCGTGCACAGAAAAAGACTGTATTGATTTCCACGGACCGGTCATTAGCGAATTCCAAGACAAGGTTTACAAACATGGCGAAAAATGTTACAAGTATACGGTAACCCCGAACAAATGTGACATTACAAAGCGAATCGTAGACATTTCTGAAAAATCAAAGGATGAACCAAGAATATAAACAATGTTTCTTTTTCCCAAGAAAGAAAGATAAGAACAAAATTATCAGATTCGTCAAAATCTAATAATCTTTAGACATTTACTAGTATATATGGAAAACACATTTACGAGAATTTCTGAATTACCAGAAGGTCAAGGTCCACCAGCGGCTATATCTGTAAGCAACAATGGTTATGATAAATCACAATCTATTCCTACGAATTATGTTCCTATTAATACACATCCCAACCCCTATATAGGCGCACCAAATACAAATACTGGACCAGCGCTGCAACCATTGCAACCATTGCAGCAGCAACAGCAACTTTCTTTAGATGATCGCGCTACCATTCAACAGCAGCAGGCAGTGCGGCTTCCATCACGCGATATTGTGCAGGACACAACCGAATTCACACACGATGAGCAGATCAAGCCCAATTTCATACCCAAAGCCAACGTATCATCAGACTATGTCCGTGATTATCAAGACATGACAGAACGAAATGTTCGAGAACATGAAGAAAAAAAATCGCGACTACAGAAATTAGATGATTTGCTTACAGAAATGCAAATCCCCATTTTTGTGACGGTTTTATTCTTGGTCTTTCAACTACCGATCATCAATACGCTCATCTTCAAACGCCTCGCCTTTTTGCCGATTTATGCAGAAGACGGGAACTTCAACTTTTACGGATATATATTTAAAAGTTTAATATTCGGTTGTTCCTATTATGGGGTTCTCAAATTTACCAATTATTTTAGTAACTGATCATACACACTTGTCTATAATGTATTTTACTTATAAATTCGGCACATTATAAGCTTAATAAAAAAATTGAATTAAAAAAATATAATTACATAATAACAACAGAAACAGTTTCCGATGTCTACATCCGCAAATCGAACATTACAAATTTACAAAGCCCGATTCAACATATTAGAACTGCTCCAAGAGCAGGGCTATGATGTTGATGAGTATTCTGAATTTAGTATCAATGAAATCGATTCCATGTTAAAAAGCAGTCAATTAGACATGTTAGTGAATGACCAAGAAAAAGATCGAAAGACCTATGTAAAGTTCTATTTAGACGGAACAAAACAAATTCGCCCGCAAACATTGAATACGATTATAGAAGATCTTTTCGTTCTTGAGAATATTCTTACTAAGAAGGACACGCTCATCATTGTTACCGAAGACGAGCCAAACGAGACGATTGTTACAAGAATGAAATATTTATATGATCATGATGGAATATTCGTCGTGATCCATAACATACAGCGATTACAGTATAATATGTTGAAACATGAGTTAGTGCCGGATTGCACAATTTTATCAAAAGATGATGTGGCTGCATTGATAAAAGAATATAATATTACAGGCTTGACGCAATTACCTGAAATTTCCCGTTTCGACCCACATGCACTGGCTCTAAGCATCCGCCCAGGAGATGTGTGTAGTTTTAACCGAAAAAGTGCTACGGCCCTGTTTACAAAATATTATCGCATATGTATTTAGTAAAAAATCTGATCCTATCATAAATGAACGACGTTATTGATTTTTCACCCAATGATTATTTTTCTCCATCCAATTTCGATTATAAAGCAAGATGTAAAGATAGAAAAACAATAAATTGTAGTTCAATCAATTTAAAGAATAGTGGAAGTTGTATCAACGACGCACTATGTCTGAATTATGAATATAAGATGGGCATGATGGATACAAATTCATTAATTTCCGAGACCAAGGGAAGGTATATGGATTCTTATTCTAAACACAATAAAACGATGCTACAGACGGCGAATCTAACGGTAGGCATTGTAGGGTTAATATTGGTTATATACATGTACAAGTAATACGGAACAAGTAATACGGAACAAGTAATACGGAACAAGTAATATAATTACATTTTTTTTGTATGTGTAATTATATATGTCTATAAACGAGCTGCTAAAGTTTAACCTATTTTATGAATCATATGTCAACGGAGAACCTATTGATCTTATTAATGAAAAAGCCGATTCAAATCAAGCTCTCAGGGATGAATTGGATAATAAGATGAAACAATTATCAGCATCAACTTCATCTATTTACTACGAACATCGTAAGGAACTTGACCATAGTATACATATTAATATTCTACTAACTATATTAGCAACGTCTTTGCTATACTATAGTTTTAGCAAGTTGATGTAAATAAAAATAAGGTTATATGATAAGATAGCAAACACTGATGAATAAATGGAAAATACCAACACCAGCAACACCAACACCAGCACCAGCAACTACAAAACCAGCAAGCCTTACTTTAGATTACACAGAGTTAAATAAAATATTAACGCCAGAACAAATGTCTCCTGACTTTATCAAAAATCTGTTTTTAGAAGGAAAAATATCAAAAAAACAATTTGATCTTCTGGTCCAATTTTCAAAAAACTCAAATATAAAGTTGCCTCTATGGTTTTTAACTGAAATTTCAACTGCACAGAAGGCAAAAGATGATAAAAATACACAAGTATCAAGTCAATTCGATAAATCAAACGGTTTTATGAGGCTGATACCAATACAACATAATTATATAAACACATTTCAATATACTGCCAAGGATTTGACCATTGAAACTACAGATAAATCATATAAACCTAATGGTTTATACAAGATCTCATCCTCCTCTTATGCGAACATAAATCAAGGACCCTTCAAGGCATTTAATGGGTCGACAACAGAATATTGGAAAACGAATTTTATGAGCAACATGGTAGATAAATACAATACAAACCAGATCATGTATAATCAAAACCCATATACGGGGACCAATCATTCCACCTATCAAGGAGGGACTGTTACGGATGCACCAATAAAAAACGCCGTTAAAAATATGAACGTTACATCTACAGGATCATCTTATTTTGTTACGACGGCAGAAGGGAAACAACGCAATAAAACCAAATATGCAGGGGAATGGATCCAGGTGAATTTACCCTATAAGATTTATCTGCAGAAAATGTCATTATTAACACCAGTGATTGATAATAATAAATATACGTATCCTCGTATCATGACATTGTTAGGCGGGAATCCGAGGAGGCCGGGTCGCAATGTAGAAGACGGGGATTGGAATACGTTATCAACGTATGTTTTGACAAATGCAGCAAAACCGCCCTATACAGGTCAGGCTTTAGATCCTGACGAAATTTTAGGAAGGAAGCTTGTTCAACCTCTAAAAAAATATTCATGCTTTCGATTAGTTATTACTCAAGCAGCCGACTATGTAGGATTTGTCTCTATTAATCAATGGAATTTATGGGGAACCGTGAATAGATTAGAGAATGAGGGATTTACTACATTGAGTAATTCATCTCTTCTGGATGATACAAAAACATCTAGATACTCATCCTATTCCTATTCTAACATAAAAGGAGGAGAAGAAAGCCTGGAGGGATTTAGTAATACGAATAACCAAATACAAGACGGTGAATACGATATAAAAAAAAAGCCAGATCGAAATGATGTGGCATTACACGACGCTAAAGAGTTGTCTTTTTTTCAGGAGAACATTCATGCATTGGGCTTACTAGCCATTACGTCTGTTCTCATTTTAGCAGTTTTATTGGCAAAATAACGACGATATACAATGTGCAATCGTCGTTTTCTAAGAAACCAGAAAGCGACGGTTGTGGGCGTAAATGAGTAAAGGTGTAAAAAATAGAAAATAAATAATATATGCAATATTCTATATATGTCGGACTTTGATACAAATGGTTGTGCATTTAACGCAGATAAATATGTTGAACTTTATCCAGATGTAAAAGCTAAATTTGACGGCAATGGGCCAGCGATAGAGAACCATTTTATTACAGTCGGTCTAGCAGAAGGGAGAACTCCATGCGGTAACATCGATTCTACATGCAAATTCGACCCGTTAGCTTATATTTCTATTAATAAGGATTTACAAAATTCTTTTAATGGTGATACGGCTGCAATAACAGATCATTACAAAATTCATGGAATTCACCAAGGTCGATCGATTTGTCCTTCAAAAACGTTAAGTGCTTGTCCAACTATGGCTACTAGTGATAAACAACTGGACGACCTTTTGACAAAGGAATCCGATCGATTAGCTAAGAAAAAGATAGATATAGATAATGCACTCATTGGTCAACAGCATGAACAAATAATGATCGATTCGCATGCAAAACGGGTGGGTCAATATAACAAGATTATGATAGCCGTATTTGTAGGGTTTATAGCATTGATAATACTCTATGCTCTCTCTAAAATAATTATTTTTATTCCTTCTTATGTAGTAGATACACTTTCCTTGCTCATTATTATGATGACCATTATCTATTGTTATGTAATGTATCGCGAAGTATTGATTCGAGACAGAGTCAATTATGATGAAGTAAAAATGAACGGACCACCTTTAAAAGAAAGGATACCACCAAGATCAGCTATTGATAGGAACATTATCGATCCTATCTTTGGTAACCCTACGATAGGTAACGTTATGATTGGTAACCCTACGATAGGTAACCTTATGATAGGTAACACTATGATTGGTAACCCTTTAGCATTAGCATGCATAGGTGGTGATTGTTGTGATACATTAGAAAGAACTACGGTTTGGGATAATTTGAATGGTCGATGTATCCCAAATCCGGTCCTTAAATGTAATGGTAATGCGGTAGTAGTAGTAGTAAAAGATCATTTTACTACATTATCAAATTCTAGGACTGAATATGATAATTATGTAAAGTATTAAAAATATTATCGACTTATATAATAGTATTAGGAATTATATAAATCATGGGAAATAAGGTATCAAAACCAAAGCCTATAACGATGCCTAAGATAAATTGGGGTCGACTAGAATCAGTGCTACCATGGAATGTGATACATAATAGGCTAGAAGACGACCGACGACGAAAACGGGAAGAAGAAGACCGACGACGAAGACAACAGGAAGAAGAAGAACGTCGCCGACAAGCAGAATTAGCAAGACGACGACCACCCATGCCATGTGTGTCTACAAGCTGGAATGATCCTGTAACAAGAGATCGATTTCAGTGCATAGACGGTGAGTATATAGCAAAAGATAATGGTTTATGTCCTGTTGGTTTATTGAATATTGATGGGGTCTGTTTAAAAACAGATCCTGGCCCTCGAACTAACTATGCATTTGCATTACGCGAACAAAAGAAGGTAAATTTGTTAAATACTCAAGCAAATGCGTTATCGAAAGAAATTGATAGATTGAATACAGAGAATAGAGCGAATAAGATTGTAATAGTAAACGATACACAAATGGAAAAGAATGAAGTGGCTGTTGTAGAAGGGTTTAATATTTTTAAAGCTATACAAGAGAATAATCGACGATTGAATGAACAACAAAGAGAACGAGACCGAAAAACGAAAAGAGATTTTGAAAACTCGTTTAGACGGGTGCAACAACAAGCATCAAAAGTGTTTAGACCGCAACCAAAGAGACCACCACCGCCACCGCCACCACCACCACCGAGACCATGTAACGGCGATAGCTGGAAGGATCCGGTTACCAAACAGGTATATGAATGTATAAATGGAAAATATTTAGCAACGAATTCTGGAAAATGTCCAAC